CCGCCATACGGCACCCGCTGGCTCAGGTGTCCGTACAAATGATGAAGCAGCATATTATCATCCAGCAGAATACCGGCATGATTGGCGACCGGTGCCTGCACCTGCATCACGATGACATCACCGGGCTGCGGATCATCGACCTGAATAAACCCCGCTTCCCGCCAGTTATCGGCGTAACGGTTCTCACCCTGCTCCCACCAGGGATAATCCACCCGGTAATCCGACAGTTCAATGCCGTGTTCCTGCCGGAACCAGCTCATGACCAGCCCCCAGCAATCTGTAAACCCGAGCACAAACGGCCGACCAAGTAATGGCAATTCACCGCGTGGCTGAACAGTCCGCAGATCCCCCTCCGGCCAGCTGACGATGTACCACGGCACGCCAAGGGCATCACACTGTGCTTTATCCAGTTCTGACGGCTGAGTGGTGGCGTCCGGATGACTGTGAACAATACCGATCACCGTTCCCCAATCATCCGCAGCGGCGTAATCTTCCGGCGATAAGACAAAATGTTCCTCCGGAGAAACCGCGATATTGCGACAGGGGAAATATTTCACCACACGGGATTTTTGCGCAATCACCCCGCAGCACTCGCGGGGGTATTCACGTTCTGCGTGTGCAAAAATAGCTGCCTGAATGTTTTTACGCATCATTATTTCCTCAGTAATGAGGTTCCCGGAAAGCCGCCGAACGGGATCGGATTATTTTCCCCGAAACGGGGAAAGCAGCCGGTATTCAGCATGCCGCTGCACTGATCCTGTGCCGGGTCATCCACGCGGTTGCCGTGTTTGTCAAAATACCCGTTCTGCCCGGCATAATCACAACCGTCACCGGATTTGTATTTGCCGCGTATGCACCAGGTACACATTGCATGCAGTTGCCGCGTCGGGATCAGCACCCCCTGCAAATCCATCGGGCTGGCTAAATCAAACTCAATAACCTCTTTGGTTTCCGAGGATTTGCTGTCGATATAAAAGACCGAGACTTTTTCCTGGGTAGGATCTGCCGCCGGGTTGCCATCCGGAAAATTCGCCGCATCGAGATAGTGTGCCAGGGTGTCGTGTATCGTGACTTTCGCTTTCAGCATATCGTCATAAGAGAGACACAATGCGGTAATTGAGCCGTCGAGATTTGCCACCGATAATTTCGGCTGTGCGCCGGATCCGGTTGTCGATGCCTCAATTCCGTCAATCTGTACCGGCCAGGCACGGTATTCATTGCCCTGCCACCAGATGGATTTCGCCGGTAATTTTTCCGGATCACCACCAGCGGCAGTAATTTCCGCCTCTGAGTGCGGGATGTTGCAGGCATGGAACCGCAAAACATCCGGCGCACCGAACTCCGTGCCGTCAACCTCAAAAAGCCGGACGGCATTACCCGGTTCCAGCTTCTGGTAGTCATTTGTGATCATGGTTTAAATGCCTGGGTAAAAGTGAGAGAAAGTGAATAGTTGTCACCGCCGAGCGGGGTGAGCTTATGTTCGTCGCACCGGTACAGACCGACCGGCTCAAGCGGAGGTTTCCACTGAAAAGCCTTTATACCGCCGTGACGGTCGATAAACTGACGGATAGCCACGATATACTCCCCGCGGCCGGTAAATTCCAGTGACCACTTCTGGCTGCGGGGATTAAGACCGTCACCGGACACCTGCTCATAACCATCACCGAACTTCGCCCTGCGGGTTTTATAGGTGATGTCCTCCGTGGGATTAACACGGGGACACCAGGTGAAAATTTCAATCATTGACGGGCCCCTTTCGCAACCGACCAGATGGCACCGCCGGGCCGCAGATCTGTATTAATCAGCGCCCGGTAACGCTGGTCTACATACTGCCCAATCTCCCGGCCAAACTGTTCATAACCAGTTGACGACTGCGTCTGGCTGCCGCCGTTACTGCCAATGGTAATAAACACCTGTGGTGCCGCTGAACCGCTGTTCTGATTTCCGCCGAGCGCCCGGACACCCAGAGAGCCATCCGCCGCCCGTGTTAACGGCATAATCGCTTCCGGTCCGGCCTCCCCCATCAGCCCGGCACCTTTGGCAAACGCAAAATAAGTCGGGGTGCTGACTATCTGATTGCTGTACGCACTCAGGCCAGGAGAATCATATACCCCGCCTTTGGCATTTGCCGCGGCACCTCCCAGGAAGTTACCGACAGCACCAATCCAGCCACCGGCATCTGACATGGATTTCAGGCTGTTCACGATGGCAGCGTTGACCAGTATTTTCTGGATGGATTTAAGGACATCTATTGACCAGTCGCGCCAGCTGGCTTTATTTCCGTTCAGCATGTCAGTGATGTTATTCACCATACCGCCCATGGCGCTCTGCACTGCTGATGCGGTTTGCTCCGCATAGTCTCCGGCCTCAGCAACCCAGTCTTCCATCCCCCGGGTAACCCCGCTGGTCCAGTCAGACTGAACCTCCTTTATTTTCTGATATTTCAGGTTGAGTGCGTCAATCTCCCGGTTATAAGCTTCGGTCGCACTTTTTCCCTGATCAGATTTGGCATAAACACGATCAATCTGCTGACGCTCATCGTAAAGACTGCGCCGTTTTCCGCCCATTCCCCGGGTTTTATCAATTTGCTCCGCTTCGTCACTGAATTTCCGGGCACCGTCACGCATCGCTTTCAGCGCATCATCCATTTCACGCTGCTTTCTGACCGCCTCATCGGCCTTTTGTGTCCACTCCGCCAGGGCAACCGAGGATGCGCGGATCGCTTTTCGCTGCTCATCCGTCCATTTGGTACCGGCCTCATGCGCAGCCGCATACAGCTCTGCGGCCTTCTCTCCCTGCGTGGCCCTGACTTTCTGAACCTCCGTGGCCACACTCAGATCCGCCATTTTGCGGGCATACTGCTCCGCCTGACGTTCCGCTTCTTTCTGCTCTTTATTGAAAGCACTCTGGGCGCTTTTACCCGCTTTCAGTTCCTTACTCAGCTTTTCCTGATTCCGGTAGGCTGCCACCTGATTATCAATGTATTTCTGCCGGTTATCGGCAAATTCGGGTTTATTCAGCAGACCGATATCATCTGCGGCAAACTCGGCCTGCCGGATAACACGGGCTTCCCCTGTCAGTGCGGACAGTTCTTTGTCACGCTCTGATTTCTGAATGAAATCCTGCTGTTTTTCGCTGAGAGGCGCTGCCGAGATACGCATCGGGCTGTTAACCAGAGCCAGACGGTTAGTCAGGATCTGATTTCCGGCAGACATTATCCGGTTAAATTCGCTATGCTCCGCATTCACCATCAGTAATGAATGACGCATATTATTCTGGGCAGCAGACTGCTGACGAATAAGAAAATCACGCTGACTTTCGACCGCCTTCAGTGCTGACTGAATCTCTTCCGATTTTTTGCTCAGCTCATTGAGCCTGCTCTGTTCAACAGAAAGTTCATCCTGCGCAGCCGCCAGGGATTTAACCGCATCCTCCTGACTGATCAGATGATTAATCAGATAGCCGTTGAGACTTGGTCCCGGTGAGGCCAGCATCTGCTGATACCCGGCTATCTCTGATTTTAATCCCTCGACTTTCTGACGCTGCTCATCAACCAGTTTATTTTGTGCAGCCAGGGCTTCTTTGGTTTTCCCCGCATTATCTGACGTTTCCGGCAGCGTCATTTTGTTCAGATTTGCCAGAACCTGATCGATAGCTCCGGCATATTCAAGCGCCGATTGTCTCGCCTGCTCCTGCTTCTGGTACATCGTGTACCAGGCACCGGCCCCCAGCATCACCAGTCCGGGTATCCCGCCGATAAGGCCGAGCGCCCCGCCCAGGAGACGGGTGCCGACAGAGGTGATATTGTTCAGGTTATTCTGGGCAATATTGCGGGCATTCACGTTACGGGCAACGGAGGCCTGAGCGGCAGCCAGCCGCTTTTCTGCGACAGCCTGTGCATCCGTGCCACGTGATGCGGTGAGTGCCTGCTGTGCCCGGTATTCTGCCGCACGCGCTCTGGCAACCGCAATTTGTGTCCCGCGCAGCTGGGCCTGCGCAAGAGCGATCTCACCTTTTGCGGCACCGGCCACCCCGATGGTTGCTTTGGTCACACTGGCGGTCAGCCCGCCGAAATACCGTGCAAGGCCAACCCCGACCAGTGCCCCTGCAACAGTGGCGATGGTGTCTATATTTCCTGCAATACCATTCAGTGCACCGGTCAGTGTGCTGGTTGCGCCCGATGCCTCATTAGCCCCGCCTACCCACGCCATAAAGGCGTTTTCT